AAAAGCTTTTACTCTGATTGAAATGAAGGATAGTAAAATTCTTTATATTCTCCAGTTTATGACAATCCGCTCAGATGTCACTTGAACTTTATCAATCAATGCTCTAACTATAGCCTTTTGGCCATCATAATCAATAGTCAATACATCCTCACAGTCCAGTACCTGCTTTATATCATTTCTTCGCTCTTGACCTTTTAATTCTGGGTCATTTTTTAGTTCCTCCTCAAGTGTAGTTCTCAATGTCATAAATTCTGAGGACCTTTTTTGTAGCTCATCCAAGGTGATGCGGTCATCAATATATAAGTCATTTAGCCTGCTCAGTTTCTTAGTCAGCTCCTCGATTTGCTTTTGGTAGCTATCACGGTCTATAGTGCTTGATTGGGTGTTAAACAGCTTCTCGATATAGCTCTGGTCATGCTGTAGCTTGGCTATTTCTGTAATGATATATTCCTCTAATTCGTTCTTGTCATAAGCTCCAGAGTGGCATTTTTGATTGTTATTGTAGACAGTGACCCCAGCTGTTTTCCTTGGATGTCTCTGGTAGCACTCGTATCTAATAAATCTAGTGCCATCTTTGCGGATACCGCCCATTATTAGTTTAAGAGGCGCGTGGCAATATCCACACTGGGCTAGTCCTGACAGCATATACTTTGCCTGAAACGGTCTAGGGTTTGTCTTTTCTGCAGCAATCCTCTGTCTGATTTTTAGTTCCTCTTGCGTCCTCTTGTACACATCTTCTGAGATGATGGGCTCATGCTCTCCAGGAAATAGCTGACCCTTGTACTGATTGTAGCCACAGTAGACAGGATTTGACAGGATACCTCTGACAACTCTGTAATTCCAGCTGATTTCTTTTGGGTACTTCTCGTTTAAGTCGTCCCTTAATTTAGTAATAGAACGACCTGCCAGATAGCGCTCGAAAATGTACTTGACTACTAGCGACTGTGCTGGGTTTATGGTCAGTGACCCTGTCTCTTTCTGATAGTCGTAACCATAGGAAGTTCTGCCCCACATCATAGATTTTCCAGCTTTGGCACGGCCTAACTTTCCTAGTTGCATCCGTTCCTTGATTTGTTCCCGCTCAAGCTGAGCGAAAACGGATAATAAACCAATAACGGCCCGCCCGAATGGTGTTGAGGTGTCAAAATTTTCGAGCAAGCTGACAAACTCGATATTATTTTTTAAAAACACATCCTCTATCAAATAGAGCGTGTCTTTTTGGCTACGGCTCAAACGATCCAGCTTGTATACTAGTACCGTGTCAAATAGCTTGCTCTGGGCATCTTGTACTAGTTGCTCTAGTGCTGGTCTTTCTGTAGTCGATCCAGAAAAACCCCCGTCTGTATAAACTTTGTAAACGTGCCAGTCCTTAATATCGCAGTAGCTTTCCAGTTTTGCTTTCTGTTCATCTATCGAGTACCCCTCTTCCAACTGGGAAGTAGTGGATACCCGTACATATAATGCTACTTTATTCATTGTCTTTCACCTCCATTTTTGATAAAATAGAGTACAGAAAGACCCTTTCAAAATAAAACATTTTGAAATCCTTTCTTTATCTTTTCAAAACCTCACGCTTGAAGTCGCCAAACTTTTGAAAGCGTGGGGCTTTTTTTTATTTATCTAAAATCATTTTACCATCTTGTTCTTGTGCAATAACTTTCGCATTAGCATCTAAAACGATAAGATTGGGAGCTTTGAAGTTCGGATCGTACTTTCTAAGCTCTTCCTCTCCGGACTGTTTTATTTTAAGCATACCGTCAACCATAGGTTGAGCCTGTTTAATCTGTTCATCGGTTAGGGTATCTGAAATAGTGATTGCTATATCTTTCTCGGTTGAATTAACAGACGCTTTAGGATCGACTCCATGCACCCATGCTTTGAAATTGTCTACAAAAACATCGTAAGCAGAACGTCCTTGTAAAGCATCACTAGAAGAAGTTGAAGAAGTTGATGTCTTACTTGATGATGAGACTTGTTCCGTGCTTTGTTCTTGCTCTGGTTCTGCAGTAGTGTTTTGACTGCACCCAGCTATAAATAAAGTGATTGTAGCGATTGCTACCAGTGTAATTTTTTTCATAATGTCCTCCTAAAGACTTTTTTTATTTTTACGGTTTATAAATATCTACGACTTCCCCAATGGTTCGAATATCGTCATTCTCTGTCAGATGGATTTCCTCGTATCCACTATTTAAACTCTGCAAGTACCAGGATCCATCATAATCTCTTTTTAGCTTTTTAACAAAGTTCTTGCCGTTGATTTGGAAGATGCCGATATCATTGATTTCTACCTGACTAGTAATCTTAATAAACAATAGATCGTTATCTTCTATAAGAGGCTCCATCGAGTCGCCAGCTACTTTAGCAATAGTGTCATATTTCTCTGGTACGTCTTCGGCTCTTAGTCTTACCTCCATGTGTAAATTGTCTTCTTGGAAAGTACCATGACCAGCAGCTACTAACCCCTCTACGTAGTCAATGATATAATCTTCATTGTTTACCTTCTCGAAGATAGAAACAACCTTAGAGCTTTCCTGTTCATCAAGTTGAGCATTGGCAAATCCGAGGACCTTCTCTTGTCTCGGTTCTTCTAGTTGATTGTAGACCGTTAGGATTTCAGGCACTTCAGTCTCTGCTTTATGAAAATCCACGCCGTCTGCCAATGTTTCAGGGCGAATCCCAAGCGCTGAGCAGATTTTAAAAATATTATCAACATTAGATTTTAAAATTCCTCTGTTGAGAATGGAATTTATAGTAGAAGCTGGCATATCTACTTTTAATGCCATCTGTCGAACACTCCCATATTTCAATTCTATGAGTTCTCTTAATTCCTGTTCTGTCATAGCTATTTCTCCTTTTTTTACATTATATCACACGAAAATTCGTTTGTAAAGAAAAAGAAAATTAAAAAATTAACGTTTTTCTGTTGACAATGAACGAAAAAAAGTTTATCATATAATCAAGCTCATCAAAGAGCTTTAATTTAAATACAAATGAACGATATTTCGTTCAGAAAGGAGTTGCGTATGTTAAACATTGACGAGGCGCGAAAGGAAAAAGGTATCTCCATTGTAGATATCGCTGACTATCTTTGTGTACGATCTCAAACCGTTAGCGACAAACTAAGAGGAAAGTACCCTTTCACTTTTCAAGAAGCTATGCTAGTTCAAGAAAAATTTTTCCCAGAATATGAACTAAAATATCTTTTTACACCAGCAGGCGACACTGCTTAATTTTTTAACCTAGTGAACGAAAATTCGTTCATAACTAATGCGACAGAATAGAAAGGAGCAAACATGAAAAATAGTTTAGTCGGCAAGTACCTTGAAATCTCTGGTGACATCGCTGGACGAATCGAACTAGAAAACGAAAAAGACCTACTTGTCCGCAGGGCGATAGTCGTTGATGGACACATCGGTTTATGCGAACAAGCGGTCTATGTTGATAAAAAGGTGCTAGACAGGTATTGGTTCAAGATAGTAGAACTATCTACTGTTCCTGAAACCATCAACAGCGTTGACAGCACTGATTTGGTTAGGAAATGGTTGAACATGTAGATTAACGCTCTTGTGTCCATTGACATACTCAACGCATTTTACCAAGTAATGCTCAGATTTATGGTCTGCTGACTTAGCGATGACAGAACCTATAGTAGGAATAGCGGGCAATGCCATTGGCACAGGCTCAACATGGCCATTAATCATGATGTGACAAGTAACCATAGCTTTTCTCCTTTCAGATGAGATGGCTAAATTATATCAAAAAGGAAACAACATGAACAAACTTATTGAAATAACTCTAAATGATAGTCAGGAGCCAGTGGTTTCAGGAAGGCGACTACATGAGGCTCTGGAAGTCAAAACAGAGTATAAGAAGTGGTTTAGTCGCATGACTGAATACGGCTTTAATGAAAACGATGACTTTTTAAGGGTGACCCAAAAATGTCGCACCCCTGGAGGTCTGCAAGACACGACTGACCACGTCATCAAGTTAGACATGGCCAAAGAAATTGCTATGATCCAGCGAACAGAACGAGGCAAGCAAGTCCGGCAATACTTTATCCAAGTAGAAAAAGACTTCAACAGCCCTGAGAAGATTATGGCAAGGGCGTTACTTATGGCTGATCAGAAAGTCCACAAGCTAGAGGCTAAAATCGAGGCTGATCGTCCTAAGGTACTATTCGCTGAGGCAGTCAGTGCTAGCCATACATCTATCTTGGTCGGAGAACTTGCTAAGCTACTCAAACAAAACGGGGTAGACATCGGAGCGACTCGCTTGTTTAGCTGGCTACGAGCCCACGGATACCTAATCAAGCGTAACGGACGTGATTGGAACATGCCGACGCAGAAGAGCGTAGAGATGGGGCTTATTCGAGTTAAAGAAACAAGCATCACGCATGCTGACGGCCACATCACAGTAAGCAAAACGCCACTTGTAACTGGGAAAGGGCAGCAGTACTTCATCAATAAATTTCTTAATCAGGAATTGCTACCAGGTTAAAACAAAAAGCCCTCAAGGAACGGCAATTCCATTGAGGACTAAGAAAAATACTTTACGAGGTAATTATATCAAAACTAATATGAAAATGAAAGATATAAAGGGATATGAGGGGCTTTATAAAATATCAAACTACGGTGACGTTTGGACGGTCGGAGACGGGAACAGACGGCCAAGGAAGTTAAAGCCTAGCGTATCAGAGGGCTATTTCGCTGTAAATCTATACAAGAACAAAAAGGCTAAATCTTTTAGGGTTCATAGATTAGTCGCAGAGGCTTTTATCCCAAACATAGAAAATAAAAGGACTGTCAATCACATTGACGAAAACAAGCTAAATAATTATGTTGGAAACCTTGAATGGGCAACAGATAAGGAAAATGCTAATCATGGCAGCCGAACAAAGAGGTCAAGTGTTGGTCGCTATAAAGCTGTATTGCAATTATCGCCTGACGAGGAACCAATCAGAATTTTTAAAAGCATAAAACACGCTACATTAGAAACAGGGGTGCCCTCATCTTTGATAGTTCGTGTAGCTAAAGGCCGTAGAAACTTAGCGCACGGCTATAAGTGGAGGTACGTACAATGAAAAAAGTAAAAAAGAAATGGGAGCCACGCATCTCAAATGTCATGGCAGACGGATCACAGTTAGACGACCTTACAGGCTATGTCATCCCCGCTGGTCATTCCTACTATGACATCATTTTAGGCATGAACAAGCGAGAGTTACAGAAAGGGGCTTAAATATGAGGTATGCAGTACATTCAGAGAAACACTCATGAAAATTACACATCTATCAATAACACTTTCACTCAAGATAAGCAACTGAAACCAGCTACAATAGGGATTTTGGCAGTCATACTGACTAATAAGTCTGATTGGGTTGTGTATCCTGACGAGATTGCACGACGTCTAGGAATAAGCAGGCGCACCGTAGATGAGCACTTTAAGCTTTTAGAGAAAGCAGGCTATCTCAGAGTATACCGCTTAGGACTAGGCAGAGGCAAAGGCGTCACAGTACATAGATTTTTTTCAGACATGCCTATTTCAGATGATTACTTTGAGTATCTAAAAACCAATCTTGAGAAAGAGTTATCCACAGATGACGGAGTTTAAAAATACAATTGGAAAATATTGCCATGTGTAAAATTGCCATGT